TGCGAAGCAATCATTAAGTCTATCTACGTATCTGTTTCGTGATATAATAAAGCAGGAGGATTTCTATGGCTTTTCCAAGCACCTATAATTTTAATTACTACCGTGGTGACACCGCTCAGTTTGTTGTTCGACCAAAAAACTCTAATGATAGTTCCTCTTTTAACCTAGCGGGATATAGCGGTCTTTTTACCATAGCAAACCAAAGAGGTTCTGCGGGAACCCAGGTTGAGGCAGATGCAGTTGTAGACAGTGTAACGGATGTGGTAACTTGCACTATTACCCCATCAGTTGGTAGAGAACTTGACGCTGGAACTTATGTTTATGATATACAGATAGACAATGATTCTCAGATATTTACTCTTCTTACTGGAACCATAACTGTTACGGACGATATTGCTGGTGCAGTTGTATGACAGACGTTCTTCTTAGTAGCGAAGATATAACTGTATTTGGTCCCCCAGAAGTTGTGGAACTATTGGTTGATGTTGGTCCACAAGGTGATAGAGGAAGCCAAACCTATGTTGGGTCTGGAGATCCAAATACACTTATGTCAGGTAGTACCATTTTTGGTAAACAAGTATTTTTAAATGATTTATATATAAATACATCTCCAGGAGCAGACTATGGGTACATGTATCAGTACGTATCTCAGCCTGGAGGAAATCTATGGGTAGAGATTTTAAGAATTAACCCAACTATATATTCTAAAAGATTTTTAACCACATACAATGACGGTGCTGCACAAATCGTAATACCAATATCCAACATTGTTACTTCTTCTGGAACCCCCCTTACAGCAGACAATTTTAGTATTCAATATAGTATTGCACACACTCACCCAGTTTCATCTTCTATGCAGGTTCCAGCCATTTCTGGTTCTGGTACTCAGTTAGTGATTAATTTTTTAGCATCAGAACTAGTTTCTGGAACATGGCAAAATCTAGACGAAGGGGTTACCACACACATTTTTATAACAGTAGTTAATGCTTAGCGTTTAGTTAACTAACTGTGATATAATCTAAAGAGGTGAAAATATGGCAGCAGAAAATATAGGACAACTAGTACCAACAAAGATTCCAGGGTATGCAGACTCTGCAGATATTCAGGCTGCTCTCCGCCTGTATCATTATGGGTCTTATGACTTTGACATTAATGAAGATAATGCAGCAGAACTTATTAATCCGTCAATTGCTTATACAATTAACAGTATTCAAGAGCAGATTGATAACGTTGACCTATCTTCAGCAATACAGAAAACAGACTTAAATGCTAAGGGAGATATTCTTTCTGCTTCCGCTGATAATACTCTTTCAGTTTTATCTGTAGGAACAAATGGACAGGTTCTTTCTGCTAATTCCGCTACTACTTCTGGACTACAGTGGACAAACCCAGAAGTTACATTATCAAATACAGCAACCCTAACTAATAAAACATTAACCGCTCCAGTTATTAACACTGCATTTAATCAGCAGTCAGGAACATCATATACAGTTGTTTTGTCTGATAACGGTAAGGTTGTTGAGGTTTCTAACACCTCTCCTATTACTGTTTCAATACCAACAAATACCACTGCATTTCCAATTGGTGCACAAATTACAGTTTTGCAAAGCGGTACTGGACAAATTACTTTTGCAGCAACCACTCCAGGAACAACTACTGTTAATGGTACTCCAGGACTAAAGTTAAGAACTCAATGGTCTTCTGCTGTTCTTCTTAAGCGTGATACTGAGCAGTGGGTAGTTCTTGGAGACGTAGTTGCATAATGACAAAAATAGGACCAATATCTTCTTCGAGTGGTCGTAAACCAGGAACACCTATCATTGGTGCTGCTGAAGCAGGAAACAATTCGGCAACTGTAAATTTTACATTTCCATCATATACTGGAAAACCAAACTCTTCTTTAACTTTTACCGCAACATCTTCTCCAGGTAGTATTACTGCAACTAGTTCAACATCTCCCATATCTGTTACTGGTTTAACTAATGGTACGTCTTATACTTTTGTAGTTAAATTAAATAACACAATTTTAGATTCTGATAATTCTGCTAGTAGTAATTCTATTATTCCTGCTGCTCCAGGTCCATTCTTTCCTCCATTCTTCCCACCATTTTTTCCTCCGTTCTTCCCGTTCTTCCCGTTCTTCCCTCCATTCTTCCCACCGTTCTTCCCGTTCTTCCCACCTACATTCCCTCCTCCTTGGTTCCCTTATGAAGCAACGAGAAACTAATCAAATAAACTGTGATATAATCTAACTATGCAAAATATCGGTATAACAGACTCCCAGGATGGCCGTAAGCCAGACGCCCCAATTATCGGTACAGCAACAGGTGGAAATGCACAAGCATCAGTTACCTTTACTGCGCCATCTTTTACAGGTAAGGGAACAGGGACTGTTACTTATACCGCTACTTCTAACCCAGGTGGAATTACAGGTTCTGCATCTTCTTCACCAGTTACAGTTACTGGCCTAGCCAATGGAACCGCATATACTTTTACAGTTACATTAAGCAATGGAACACTTACATCTGATGCATCTTCTGCATCTAATGCTGTTACTCCAGTTGCTCCTCCATTCTTCCCACCGTTTTTCCCAGCATTCGGTCCATTCTTCCCGCCATTCTTCCCTCCATTCTTCCCATTCTTCCCACCGTTTTTCCCATTCTTCCCACCGTTCTTCCCGTTCTTCCCGTTCTTCCCACCTTCATTCCCATTCTTCCCACCTTCATTTGCACCACCACCACCACCTTGGTTCCCATTCTCAGCAACTAGACGTTAATAGTTTTAATATAGGGGGTGTATGTTGAGTTACATTAATGTAGTTAAGAACTTTCTTGAGCCTGAAGATATTAATAAGTTGATATCTTTTATGGACAATAACATAGAAAAGTTTTTAGTGTATCAAAATAATACAAGGTATGTTTGGAGATTTGGACATGATAATTTTTGGGAAGACTGTAAAAAAGATCTAACACCTCTTTCTGAAATTAAAGATATTCTTGAGACAAAAATTTTTAACAATATGTTAAAAAAAATAAAAGAATTTTATAATGAAGACCTAGTTATTTCTAGTTTTTGGATATCAAAACATGAGCCAGGATCTAAGGTGCCGATACATGAAGACACGGATGCTGGACAAAACTCTCATTTTTCTCATAGTGCTGTTTTATATTTGACATCTCTTGAAGATGACGGTATTATATATTTTCCTTTTGTTAATTTTAGTTACACCCCAGTTGCTGGAGAGTTATTACTTTTCCCATCAAAGTCTATAGATTTTGATTATCAATTTATGCATGAAGTGAAAGAAATAAAAAGTACAAGATATAGTATTGCTCTTTGGGCAGCACCAAAAGAATATTCTTTGTATGAAGAGTAAAGCATTTATAACATGATAAGATAGGGGAATATTTTTTTGAAACACATTCATGTAATTGAAAACTTTATTGATGATAATACTAATAAACTAATAGTTGATTTTATTGATAACAATCAAGAGTTGTTTTTATCACACCAAGATAATAAAAGATTTGCTTTAAGATTTGGTAAAGATTTTAATTGGAAAGACTCAAAAGAAGATATGTCTTTATTAAAAGACTTGTCAAATATATTTAAAGATAATATTTTTCCTAAAGTAGATAAAGCAATGCTTGAACTATATAATGAAAAAAATCTAAAAGTATCTAATATGTGGCTTTCCAAACATCTTCCTGGCTCAAATATATTATTGCATAATGATCATGATGGTGGTATAAATGCACAGTTTAAATATGGTGCAATACTTTATTTAAATACATTAAAAGATGATGGAATATTGCAGTTTCCATTTTTAAAATATAGTTACACACCAATCTCTAATAGTTTAATTATTTTCCCTACACACTCTATTGATTTTGATGATCAGTTTGCACACTGTGTAGATAGTATTAATTCTGTAAGGTATAGCGTTCCTATATGGATTTCTGACATAGAGTATAGTTTGTGATATAATTAAAAAAAGGGGGGAATTATGAATTCTTTAGAAGCAAAAGGTATAACATTCAAAGATCTAGGTAGCGGTATTGTTGTGTATAGCAACGTGTTACCAAGAGACTTAAATATTCCAGAAAGACTGGAAGAGGTAATTGGTGAAAAAGAAAATGTTATTGATGGAAACACAATTAGATATGCTTGGCAGCCAGCCTATGTTGGATATCAAGAGTTAATGCCAAATTACAGAGATTGCGTAGATTTTAAGTATAAAAAGAGTGATCTATATGATGACGGAACAGAAGAATACAAGAAGTTAGCCACACTTTGGGATGATTGTTATGAGAGACAGAAGATAGTTGTTGATGACTATTGTGCAAAGTTTAATGTTTATAATTTAAGATATTGGGAAGCCTTTAACTTTATTAAATATGAAAAGGGCGATCACTTCCAGTATCATCATGATCATGGGTTTTCATACAATTGCACAGTTTCTTTGGTTGCATACATAAATGACGACTATGAAGGCGGAGGTCTTCACTTCCAGCATCAGGATATTCTTTATACCCCAGTTGCTGGCGATGTAGTAATTTTCCCATCAACATATATGTATTCACATAGGGCAATGCCAGTTGATAATGGTGTGAAGTATTCTTTAGTTACTATGCTTGACTATAGTGACAAGTATCATAAACCAGAATTTTATCAAGAAACTGGATCATGACCAATACAATAATCTTTACATCAAACAAACCTTGGATTACAAAAGAAGATAGTACTTTGCCTAGTCCAATAATTAAGACTATTCCTGACTGGTATAGGAAAGCGGACAGGTTTGCTAAAAAAGAGGATGGCGAGTATTGGGAAGATCCAAATATTGGTGGAAAAATTGCAACTTGGAAGGCATGTCCTGCAATATTTGACATCATGGGTACAGGATATACATTAAAAACTCCTTGCGACATAACGTTTGTTCAAAGGAGTGAAAATACTATGGCAATTACAATTGCTGATGCAAAGTATAAAGACTTTTGTGTTCCAAGACAAAAAATGCCACAGTTTGAAACACCAAAAGGATATTATGATAATCATTTTGCTTGGTTTTCTGAGTGGGAAATAAAAACTCCTCCAGGATATAGTGTATTATACTCACAACCTTTTAATCGATATGAATTACCATTTTTAACTACTTCTGGAATTATTGATAATGACAAGGTTCATTTGCCTGGATCAATGCCATTCTTTTTATCAAAAGGTTTTGAGGGTGTAATACCAGAAGGAACGCCCTATGCACAACTAATACCCTTTAAAAGAGAAGATTGGGAGTCTGAGATTAATATAGAAGATCCAAAAAAGATTCCTAGTAAAAATCATAAAAATTCTATGAAGTATAGAGTGCCAAACGGCGGTGTATATAAAAATAAAGTATGGGAACCAAGGAGATATGAATAATGGAAATTTATGACGAAAACAATAACCACTGGTTTACAAAAGATAGATCAGAGACAATATCTAATAGAGTTATTAGATCGCTTAGTGACAATATAACTGTTGAAAATCCAGGACTTGGTTTAAACATATATAGAAACACATTTTCAAACGAAGATGCAAATAGATATATTAATGTTCTTGAATCAAACCTAAGCCATAATAAAAAGTATAAATGGTCAGATGCTACTGTCACAAACTCTCCAAATCCAATTAAAAGGGCAAGAGATTGCGTAGACTTTAAATATAAGCAAGAAAATTTAGGACCAAGAAATGAAGACAATGCAGAACTTTTAGATTTGCATCAAGAGATATATGAAAAACTAAAACTGTGTATAGATGATTATGCTAGATACTGGGGTATAAATGTTGTTTATTATGAAGCCTTTAATTTTGTAAAGTATGAAGGAGAAGGAACACACTTTAACATTCATGCAGATCACGGTCCAGCATATAATTGTACAGTTTCTGCTGTTATCTATATTAATGATGACTATGAGGGCGGAGAGATCAAGTTTCCAAGACTAGACAATTATGTTCATACACCAAGAGTCGGAGATATAGCAGTATTTCCGTCAAATTATATTTATGAGCATGCATCTCTTCCTATGAAGTCTGGTACAAAATATTGTGTTGTCGTAATGACAGATATAAACAAGTTAGGGCACCCAGATTCTCAATGATTAATTTATCCGCTGAAAAAATGAATGGATCCCCCATTGTTATTTCTCCAATGTCTATTAAAAGAGAGTGGATGGATGTAACTCCGCAAGGACATGCCTATAGATGTTTTCCTGTTACACAAGCAAATATGGTTGGATGGAGTCTTTCTTGTGAAGAAGACATTAGGTTTATTTGGAACGGAATAAATGATACAAGTTCAGAAAATGTAAAGATCCTAGATGAAAAGCAATAC